AGACCGATTTACAACAACGAGGGAGTAGAACAATCTCAATAGCTTGTTGCTTGTAGCTTGGTGCTTGTATATTGTATCAAGGAACATGGGGTGCAACCGAAAGTTGCACCCCTTTTTTATTTACTCTACTACTCCTTTTGGAGTGGCAATTAATTGTTTAGTTTCCAAGTCATAGATAGCCCAATCGCCATTGGCTCGTCTATACTTGCCACCTTGGTCAAGGTCTAAATAGATAATGTGGTCTTCTTCGAGTACGCACTTATCTTTAAATGTACCCAATCTAAAAACAGTCTTCTCATGCTTTTTTGCAAAGTAAGCAATTAAGAAATTTCTATCTTTAATTAGGTTTATTATTTTATCTTTCATATCTTACTATTAACATATAATCCTATATGGTCAATAATAAAAAACACCTGCGACAATTTGTCAAATTTCTTTTTATTTTGTTTTGTTTATATTGATTTTATAACTTAACAAGGAGTACATATGAACAAAGAACAACTAAGACTAAAAATAATAGATAGAGTTCTTCACTTAGATACAGTTGAAGAATTAGAAAAACTTGAAAGGACTGCTCTTGACGCAATTTGTAGAGAAGTAGACCAAGAGAATAAAAATCAACATCTATTTGACAAACTAAAACAAAATGCCGATTTTGTTAAATGGGCAGAAGAACAAGTAGGAGGTAAATAATATGTGGTATTTAATCAGAACATTGTTTTTTATGTGGTTATTAATAGGATCAGTAGTATTGACTTCTTATAATTATTTTCCACAAGAGATTGGACTTATTGTTTCAGTCGGTTTGTTTATGCTAACAGCAATATCATTCGCTGATATAATGATAAGGGATAAACTATGAGCAAATATAAAATAGGAGATAGAGTACAAGTAAAAGACTATGGTAGCGGATATATCTATGACATATGGGAAGAGGGAAAGTATGTCATAGATGTTCAAGATGATTGTGCTGAAGAGGGATATTCTACAAAAGAAATAGAAGAAAAGAATATTCTCGGTCTAGCTAAAAGTATATAAGTGCGACAATCTTGACCATTTACAATAAACCCACTATGAGATATAGTGGGTTTATTAACAAGGAGGAAAGAAAATGAAAAATAAAAAGATAAAAGAATTTAAAAACTTTAAAATGAATGATGAAGTATATTCATTAAGAAGAAAAGTAATTAATCTAATCTATGAAGTACGCAAGGTAGTTAATAACCTACCGAGAATAGATGTTAGAATAGGTGTTCCAAGTTGTAATAGGACATTAGGTATTGCAAGATTAAATGATAATATAATTTGGATAAGTGAAAAGGCAATCAACAAAGGACAAGATGAATTACGCAATACAGTATATCACGAGATAGTCCATGCAGTAACCGGCTTTGGACATGATGATAGTTGTCCCCTAATGCAACCAACACTAAAGACAATATTGTCTAAAGATGAGTGCATACTTCATCTAAAGAAATACATCAGATAAGTTTCTTCCTTGCCCACACGCACATGCGTGTGGGCTCCCCCACCCCCGCCGATAGAGGTACCAAGTCGATTCCAAATCTAAATTAATGCTTAATCCTTTTTTCTACTAATAACTAAGTAATCTTTAGATTACAGCTTAATATTGCTGGATGTAGATATTTAATGACGGAAAATAGTTTATGGGTCCCATAAGGGTCCCATTTCCTAAAAAATTTTATAAAAAATTTTTACAAAAAAATTTAGGGTCCCATACGGGTCCCATTTTCAATAGATTTCTATATAAAAATATGTTATAAAAATTTTAGGTACCATAATTAAACATTATGCTTGATATAAATAAAATAAATCAAATTGCAGATTCGAAAGTACGAAGACAATTAAAATTAGATATTTTAAAAAGTGTACGTAAAAAACAAGAGACTCAGGTTAGAACTGATTTCTTAACTTTTGTTAAACATATGTGGCCAGAATTTGTTGAAGGGTCCCATCACAAAGACATGGCTGATGCATTTAATAAAATTAGAAATGGAACTTTAAAAAGACTTATTGTTAATATGCCGCCCAGGCATACTAAATCAGAATTTGCTTCTTACTTTTTACCAGCATGGATGATTGGTAATAATCCTCAATTAAAAATTATTCAAGCAACCCACACAGCGGAACTTGCAGTTAGGTTTGGTAGGAAAGCAAAAACACTAATGGATTCAGATGAGTATAAAGAAGTTTTTAAAACAAGATTAAGAGAAGACTCACAAGCCGCAGGACGTTGGGAAACGGAACAAGGTGGTGAATACTTTGCAGTCGGTGTTGAAGGAGCTGTTACAGGTCGAGGTGCGGACTTATTGATTATTGACGATCCACACTCGGAACAAGATGCATATTCTACTACTGCATATGAAAAAGCATATGAGTGGTATACATCAGGACCACGTCAACGTTTACAACCAGGTGCTGCCATTGTTTTGGTTATGACAAGATGGAATACAAAAGATCTAACAGCAAAATTAATTAATGCAGCAGCAAAAGAAGCAAAAGCAGATCAATGGGAAGTAATTGAGTTTCCTGCAATCTTACCTTCCGGAAAACCTATGTGGCCAGAATATTGGAAGTTAGAAGATTTACTTGCTGTGAAAGCTTCCGCAGGAATTGGAAAATGGAATGCACAGTATATGCAAAACCCAACTGCAGAAGAAGGTGCAATCATCAAAAGAGAATGGTGGCGTGATTGGACTAAAGATTATATACCTGCATTGGAACATGTCATTCAGAGTTATGATACTGCGTTCTTAAAAAGAGAAACGGCTGACTATTCAGCAATAACAACTTGGGGCGTGTTCCGTGATTCGGAAGACTCGGCTGAACAACTCATACTACTCGATGCTATTAAAAAGCGAGTCGAGTTTCCTGAACTAAGAAGATTGGCCAAAGAACAATATGACTACTGGCAACCAGAAACGGTATTGGTAGAAGCTAAAGCATCAGGACTTCCTTTGACCTATGAATTAAGAGCTATGGGAATTCCTGTAGTTAATTTTTCTCCGAATAGAGGTAATGATAAACATTCCAGAGTGAACTCGGTAGCCCCTTTATTTGAATCCGGAATGATTTGGGCTCCTAAAGACAAGGAGTTTGCTCAAGAAGTGATTGAAGAATGTGCAGCTTTTCCTCATGGAGATCATGATGACTTAGTTGACTCTATGACTCAGGCCATTATGAGATTTAGACAAGGTGGATTGATTTCTCACCCAGAAGATTATATAGATGAACCTGTAATTAAGAATCCTAAAAAATATTATTGGTAATGAAAAAACTTACAACTACAGTACCTCCTTTACGAGGACCTAATCCACAAGGGTTGAATGTTCCCTTAAAACAAGTTAAACTGGTACGTTCAAGTAAAAAATCAGGAGACAAAAAATGGCAGAAATAGACAAAGCACTTCCGAATGAAGTCACTAAGACAATAGAGATTGAGTCTCCAGAAGAATCCTTACAAGAGGTTATCGATACACAAGAGTCGCTTCCTGATCCAGGGAACACGGAAATTACCGAAACAGGAGATGGCGGTGTAGAAATTAATTTTGAACCAGGGGCTTTTAACCAGGCAGAATCGGAAGGTCATTTTGATAACCTTGCGGAACTGTTGCCAGAGGAAATATTAATGCCTCTTGGTTCAGAACTATATGAAAATTATTCCGACTATAAATCATCCAGACAAGATTGGGAGAAAGCCTATATTACAGGTTTAGATTTATTAGGATTTAAATATGACAATAGAACCGAACCTTTCCAAGGTGCGTCAGGTGCAACTCACCCTGTATTAGCAGAAGCCGTGACTCAGTTTCAAGCTTTGGCGTACAAAGAATTATTACCTGCAGACGGACCTGTGCGAACCCAAATCATGGGTGTTCCGACTTTAGAAAAAGAACAACAGTCTTTACGAGTAAAAGAATTTATGAATTATCAAATCATGACTCAGATGAAAGAGTATGAGCCAGAGTTTGATCAAATGTTATTTTATTTACCACTATCCGGATCTTCTTTTAAAAAAGTATACTATGATGATTTATTAGGAAGAGCTGTTTCTAAATTTGTACCAGCGGAAGATTTAATTGTTCCTTACTCAGCAACTTCTTTAGAAGATGCAGAAGCTATTATTCATAGAATTAAAATATCAGAAAACGAATTACGTAAACAACAAGTAGCTGGTTTTTACCGAGACATTCCTTTAACTCCAGGTTATGACAATGAAACCGATCTAGAGAAAAAAGAACATGAATTAGAAGGCAGAAGACAAACCGGAAGAAATGAAGATGTATTCACTTTATTAGAATGTCATGTCAATTTAGACTTAGAAGGATTTGAAGATAGAAACGCAGAAGGTGATTTTACAGGAATCAAACTTCCTTACATTGTAACCATTGAAGAAAATTCTAGAGAAATATTATCGATTAGAAGAAACTATGAAGCAGGAGATGTGAGAAAAAATAAGATCTCCTATTTTGTTCATTTTAAATTTTTACCAGGTCTAGGTTTTTATGGCTTTGGTTTAATTCATATGATCGGTGGATTATCAAGAACAGCAACCGCTGCATTACGAACACTACTAGACGCAGGAACCTTATCTAACTTACCTGCTGGATTTAAGATGAGAGGAATACGAATTAGAGATGACGCTCAGTCTATACAACCTGGTGAATTTAGAGATGTAGATGCTCCAGGTGGTAATTTGAGAGATGCTTTTATGCCTCTTCCTTTTAAAGAACCGAGCCAAACTCTCTTACAGCTTATGGGGGTCGTAGTTCAAGCAGGTCAGCGCTTTGCTTCAATAGCAGATCTGCAAGTAGGAGATGGGAACCAACAAGCGGCAGTGGGTACGACCGTAGCGCTGTTAGAAAGAGGAAGTAGAACTATGTCAGCTATTCACAAAAGAATATACATGGCATTAAAAGAAGAGTTCAAATTACTTGCTCGAGTATTTAAATTATATTTACCAGAAGAATATCCTTACGATGTAGTAGGTGGACAAAAAACTATTAAGCAAACAGACTTTGATGACAGAGTAGATATTATTCCTGTAGCAGATCCTAATATTTTTTCTCAAACACAAAGAATTAGTTTAGCTCAAACAGAATTACAATTAGCAACTTCTAATCCACAAATGCATAATATGTATGAAGCGTATAGACATATGTATGAAGCATTGGGAGTTAAAGATATTGATAAAGTATTAAATAGACCAGCTCAACCACAACCACTAGATCCTTCCATAGAACATATTCAAGCATTGAATGGACAACCGTTCCAAGCTTTTCCAGGTCAAGATCATAGAGCTCATATGACAGCTCATTTAAATTTTATGGGAACGAATCTTGCTAAAAATAATCCTGTGATTATGGGTGGGTTACAAAAAAATATTTTAGAACATATTTCTTTAATGGCACAAGAACAAGTTCAATTAGAATTTAAAGATGAGATGATGGAAATGCAACAGATGCAACAAGATCCTGCTATGATGCAAGACCCACAAGCTCAACAACAGATGCAACAAATGGTTCAAGATATTGAAGCAAGAAAAGCATTATTGATTGCGGACATGACAGAAGAATTTATGAAGGAAGAACAAAAAATAACTTCTCAATTAAGCAATGATCCATTAGTTCAATTGAAAGCAAGAGAATTAGATTTAAGAGCACAGGAAAATGAACGTAAGAAAAGATCAGATGAGGATAGAATTAATTTGGATAAGATGAAAGCTATGATGAATCAAGCTACGGATCAACAAAAACTAAATCAAAACGAAGAATTAGCTAATTTAAGAGCGGATACTTCTATTGAAAAAACTATTTTAAGTAAAACTATCAATCCAAGAGGAGGAATGTAATGAAAAAAGGTAATAAAAAAGTGGCAAAAGTAATGCGGGAGTTTAAAAAAGGTAAACTTCACAGTGGAAAATCTGGAAAAATTGTGAAAAACCCAAAACAAGCTATTGCAATTGCTTTATCTGAAGCTAAAATGTCTAAGAAGAGGAAAAAATAAATGAAAAAAAACACAAAAATGCCAAAATGTGGTTACGAAGTTGGAACTCCAGAAGGTGGCAAAAAAATTGCTACACCTAAAGCTGGTGAAAATCCAAAAGTAACTGTTAAAGGTACTAAAACTTTAAAAAAACAAACTGCTACTTGGTACTAAGTTATGTTTCCATGGAGTTTAATAGGCTCTGGAGTCAAGGCCGCAGTAGAAATTTATTCTAACAAGAAAAAATCTGAAATCGCTATGTCAGAAGCA